AAACAATTATTTTACTTAAAAGATACAGTACCATTGTTTTATAAGGCATTCCCATATAATGTAGAAAATAATAGTGATATCACTACAGTAAAAATGAACATTGACTCTTTTTTAAGAAAGATAAATCATTGGAAGATAATATTCTAAATATCCAATTTGAATCATCTAATATTAGATTAGATGATTGGTATTGGCATAAATATGATCACTATTCTATAAGACATATTATATCAATTAATGATAAGTTGTTTTCATATAACGACAAGGAAAAATTTGTTTTATCTGGTCGGGGAATCTTAATCGGTATTAATAATCAAAAATATTATCAAATGTTATATGACCCATTGTCAGTTATTCATGAATTAACTCCAAAATTATGGGAAATCTTTCCCAAGCTTAAAAATGAACATGACAACCTCCAAGAATTACAATTATTGATAGATAACTCTTTGAAACGATTTAACAAACTGAAAGTTATTCTTTAAAGAAAGAAGGAATTAATGCCCGAAGGTAGTGAATTAAAATTAAGCGCCGAATTAATTAGACCATTAATGGTTAATCAAATTATAACTGACGCATATCCGTCATCCAATAGCAGATATGCAGAGCTTTCTCCAGAAGGATATTTGGAATTCAAACAAGACTTGTCTTCTAACCAATGTCAAGTTTTGGATATTCAGACCAAAGGTAAATTTATGTATTGGACTTTTACCACTGGATATTTATTTTGTACTTTTGGTATGACAGGTCAATTTTCTCCTACTCGTGGAAAACATCCTTGTTTTATTTTTCAATATGGTGATAAAGAAATGGTCTTTAATGATCCTCGACATTTTGGAACCATTAAATTTACCAAATCCAAGCAAGAGTTAACAGATAAATTAAATAATTTAGGATGGGATCCTCTTGCTAATACTTTAGAAAAATACGATTCATTTATTAGGGATACTTTAAAAAAATCTAATAAATGTATTGGTCAATTATTACTAGATCAAGGAATATTTTGTGGAGTTGGAAATTATGTTAGAGCAGAAAGTTTATATGCAGCTAAACTTTCTCCTTGGAGAGCCACGAGTTCTTTAACAAAAGAAGAGGTTACTACTTTACAGAATGCCATTATAAATGTTATGACAGCTTCTTATCAACATCAGGGAGCCACAATTCATTCATATCAAACTCCATTTGGTGATGAAGGTAAATATTCCAATTCTTTTAAAGTATATGGTCTCAAAAACGATTCTAATGGGTTTAAAATAAAAAGAGAAAAGATGAAAGACGGCAGGGCTATTTATTGGTGCCCAGATCTTCAAAAATAAGGAAAACATGTCATTATCTACAAAAATATTAATTTGGCTCGGCATTTTATTAACATTTGGTTCATTTACATTTATTATTTATAACCAAATGAACATTGCTAAACAACAAGATGCAATTTCTCATCAAGTTCTAGAACAAAAAACATTAATAGATGGAATAGTTCAAAGCGCCAACCAATATACTACTAAGGATGATTTAAATAAATTCATTCAACAACATACTAGCGATTTGAAAGCCATTCAAGATAATTTAACTAGTTTGGGCGCTCAAATTACAGCTGCTAATGTAATAGTTTCTGATAGTCAAGGACAAACAGTGAATAATTTACCTAGTTCTGGAACGGGAATAACAAATCCTCACCCATCACCACCTACTATTGTAAATTGTCCGGGAGGCGGAACCATATCTTGCCCTAATTCCGACCCATTTGGTTATCAACAAAATCAGCAAACATTGGCTTTAAATGAAGATTTTAATCATTTACAAGTTCCTCTAGGTAATGTCTCATTTAGTGCTTGGGAGCAAAAACCTTGGTCTATTAATATTCTTTCTAGAGAATATCAAATTGCTAATGTTATAGGAACGGACGAAAACCAAAGAATTTACGTAGATAATAAATTTTCGGTCAAAGTTGGAGATAAAATCTATAATTTACCTATTGCCAGCGCTCAAACTCAGCAAATTTTTCCTTCTCCAAAATGGTCATTTTTTAATCCTCAATTATTCATTGGTCTTGATGGAGGTATAGGATTAACTAATCTTCCAAAAATTCAAGGAGAATTTGCGCCCAATATTAACATAGGTATCATCTCTTATGGTAAATATCGTACTCAACCAGATTTATCACTCTTACAAATAGGTGCTGCGTATGAAAGTATTTCTAAACGAGCTGCTTTAGTAATTACGCCAGTAGCATTAAATTTAGGAACGGTTATACCACTAATTCATAATACATACATTGGACCATCTGTTCACATCAGCACGGATGGAAATGTGTATGGTGAATTAGGGTTAAGACTAGGATTATAAATTTTAATTCTCGTTGAATTTATTTTAAATTTTGCCACTGGCGTTTAATTTATAATGATTTATTATAGGTAATCGGTAAATATGCTTAAAATATTAACATTAAATTGGAATGGTAAGGATAAACTTCAAACATTATATCCTACGTTAATGAATGTTATTGGTAATATAGATTACCAATGGCTTATCAAAGATAACGGATCAAATGATGATTCTATTCTTTTAGAAAAAGAGTGGAATAACAATAAAGTTCATATAATTAATTATCCACATAATAGAGATAACTTTGCGCATGGCTGTAATTTTCTTTTCAAAGAAGCTAATCCTACATCTGAAGATTTAGTTTTATTACTAAACAATGATGTTATTTTTAATGACACTTCCTCTTTAAAAAACATGATCTCTATTATAGAAAATGATAATTCTGTTGGGGTAGTAGGAGCTAGATTATTATATAAAAATACTAATAAACTTCAACATGCTGGAGTTACCTTTACTCCTGGATATAAAACTCCAATGCATTTTCGTTCTGGAGAAATCTCTGATGTTAATGCTGAGAAAAATCGTGAATTTCAAGCAGTGACGGGAGCTGTGTTTTTAACTAAAGCTAAATATTATGAAAATATTTGTAGAACTAACAAGTCTGGTTTGCCAGGAATGGACCAGAATCTGTGGTGGTCGTTTGACGATATCTGTTCTGCGCTCGCTATTAAATATCAAATGAACAAAAAAATTGTTTATTGTGGGCACACCAATATTTTTCATGAAGAAAGCGCTACCCTCAAAAAAAATCCGGTTAACAAAATGTTTTTAACACAAAATCTAAAATATTTCTTTAGTCAATGGTCTAATAAATATACTATTGATCGCGATAGTTATATTAATAATCCAAACCACAACATTTACAAATTATGAAAAAACGATTATTAATAACTGGAAGTTGCGGATTTATTTTTTCAACTTTTATTCGCCGCGCAATTTATGAGAAACAACCTTATTCTTTTGTTAGCATTGACCGAGTAAATAATAATGCCAATGCTGTTTATTATAATAAAGAACATGATTTTCACATTGCAGATATTAGAGATGCTCACACAATAGATGTTATTTTTCAGTTTGAAAGACCAGATATTGTTATTCATGCAGCCGATGAAAAAAATGACTTAAACTCATTAATTTCCACCAATGTTTTAGGCACTCAAAATATTATAAATGCATGTTTAAAACATCATGTAGAAAAGTTAATATATATTTCAACTGCTGGGGTTTATGGTCAATTAATTAATGAGACAGATCTTCCTTTCACCGAAGATTCATCCATTGAACCAAGAAATTTTTATACCGCTTCCAAAGTAGCAGCAGAGTTATTAGTTAAAGCTGCTCACACATCGCATGGGTTAACTTATAATATTATTCGTAGTACTAGTTGTTATGGTCCAAGACAACCATCCTTTAAACTAATTCCTAAAACTATTAAATGCATTTTACAGGATGAAAAAATACCTATTTATGGGCAAGGACAGCAAATTAGAGATTGGTTGCACGTTTTTGATAAAATTTCGGCAGTTTCTACAATATTAAATAACGGTATACCCAATCAAATTTATAACATTTCTGCTAATCAAGAATTTAATAATATCGAAATAGTTCAACATGTGTGTAATACTATGAATAAAGGACATTCTTTAATTTCATTTGAAGATGATCCAATAAGAGAAAGAGGATTTCGTCAATCTTTAAATTCAGATAAAATTAAACAATTGGGGTGGCAACCTAATTTAAAATTTAAAACCGCCATAAATTCAGTGACAGATTGGTATTTGAATAATAAATATATTTTAAAATGAAAGGAAATTATTATGAAAACTTTAACAGAAAATGAAAAAATTGAACTTATCAAAGAGTGTATTGCAACTCCCGACGGATGGAAAAACTTAGCAGATAGTATTAATATGAGCGACAAACCTTTAGAAGCCAGAGAGTCATGTTTAGAATTTTTAAGTAAAATTGCAAAAGAATCAGATGATTCGGTTGATGACAAGGTTAAACTTTTTAGCACATTTAAATCACAATTAGAACAACACCTAAACGATAAATAATATTAAAGTGGAGAAATAAATGCCTGCCATATCTATTACCGAACAAGATGAGTCTGTAGCAACTGAAACTTCTAAAATTATTGAAGATGATCTATCTAATGTGGAAGTAAAAAAAGAAACAGTAGATACGAATAAACTTGCCGCTTTGAAAGCCAAAAGTCAAGCTAAACAACAGGAAGGAAAAATGCCCGCTAAAATAGTTGCAAAAAAGGAAAGAAGTTTAAATTTTGGAATTTTTGGATCGGGTCACGGTGGAGCTAAGCTAGCTGCATGTTTTGCTAAATTAGGATATGATGCAGTTGCTTGCAATACAGCTCTCCAAGATTTAAAATTAATAGAAATAAATGATTCCAATAAATTACTCTTAGAGTATGGAGTAGGTGGAGCTTCTAAAGAATTGGATATAGGAAAGGCGGCGGCAGAAGCTCATAGAGCCGAAATCGCTGAACTTATTCATGAAAAACTTTCTAATTCTCAAATGAATATTTTTTGTTTAAGTATGGGCGGTGGTTCGGGAGCTGGTTCTTGTGAAACAATCGTTGATTTGCTTTCAGAAACTGGAAAACCACTTTTAGTAATTGCTATCATGCCAATGGAAACAGAGGATGCTCAAACTAAATCTAATGCTTTAGAAACTTTAGCTAAACTAGCATCATTTACTAAAAATAAGAAAATAAATAATCTGATTGTGGTGGACAATGCTAAAATAGAATCTATTTATCATAATGTTAGCCAAATTAATTTTTATGATGTGGCTAATAAAGCGATTGTTGAAACTTTAGATACTTTTAATACATTATCATCGATGCCTTCAGCAGTTAAACCTTTGGATCCAATGGAATTTTCTAAACTTCTAATTGATGGTGAAGGATTATCTGTTTATGGAGAATTAACTGTGGAAAATTTTGAGGAAGATACAGCTATCGCCGAGGCTGTTATTAATAATCTTAATGGTAATCTCCTGGCTGATGGATTTGATCTTAAACAAACGAGATACGCTGGATTTATCGTGGCAGCCAATAAAGAAGTATGGTCCAAAATACCAGCTTCTAGCATCAATTATGCTACTGCTATGGTGAATGATTTATGTGGCTCACCCAGAGCTGTATTTAAAGGAATTTATGTTGTAGATAGTCCAGACAATAATGTTAAAGTTTATTCCTTTTTCAGCGGTATGGGATTACCAACTAGCCGCGTAGAGCAACTTAAGAAAGATGCGGCAGAACTACAATCCAAAGTCAAAGACAGAGATAATCAACGTAACTTATCTTTGCATTTAGATTCTGGAACTAATGAAACCGTTTCTGCTGCACAAAAAGTAAAAAACGCTATTGCTGCTAAATCTTCCAGCTTCAGTAAATTTGTGGGCAGCTCTATTTCCGATCGACGAAATAAATAATTTTAAAATCTATGAAAGAAAATAATCGTCCTATTTGTAAAACAGATGAAGATGGAACTAAACGTTGGTATCTTAATGGAAAATCTCATCGAGTAGATGGTCCGGCTATAGAATATCCCGAGGGAGATAAATTTTGGTATTTTAATGATCTTCTTCACCGCGAAGATGGACCCTCTGTAAAATATTATAATGGAGATAAAGCTTGGCATCTTCATGGTCAACGTCATAGATTAGATGGTCCCGCTATAGAGTGGTCTAATGGTCATAAAGAATGGTTTTATCATGGTAAACAAATCTATTGTTCTTCTCAAGAAGAGTTTGAACGTTTGATTAAATTACAAGTGTTATGGTAAACTATGACAAATAATAATCAACCTATTTGTAAAATGAATGAATATGGAACTAAACGATGGACTCTCAATGGTCAATATCATAGAGAAGATGGTCCCGCTCTAGAATATAGTAATGGGCGTAAAGAATGGTATCTTAATGATCGTTTACACCGAGAAGATGGTCCTGCTATAGAATGGGCTGATGGATCTAAAACTTGGTATCTTCATGGTCAACTTCATCGACCGGATGGTCCAGCCTTCGAAGATATTGATGGTTTTAAAAGCTGGTATCTTCATGGAGAATGGATTAATGTTGACTCTCAAGAGGAATTTGAACGTTTAATTAAGCTAAAAGCATTATGGTAAAAATAAACAAAGATAATCAATACACCTATTATACAAATCTATATGGAGATAAATTTTGGTATTTCGACAATCTTCTTCACCGAGAAGATGGTCCTGCTCTAGAATATGCTAACGGAGATAAAGCTTGGTATTTTCATGGCAAACTTCATCGTCTAGATGGTCCTGCTATAAATTGGAGAGATGGATATAACCGCTGGTATTACTATGGAGAGCGAGTTAATTGTTCCTCTAAGGAACAATTTGAACGACTAATTAAGCTTAAATATTTATGGTAAATAATTTAGGCATATAACTATATTTATAAATAATATAAAAATTTAGGATTACTAATGACTGATTTTATTAAAGGACTTGATGTTTCTGTAGTTCAAGGTTCCAATATTAATTGGCAAGCTATTGTTGATGCCAATTATAAATTTTGTATAGTGAGATGTGGTGTGGGCAATGATAAACCAGACGTCAATTACGTTAAAAATATTGCAAATGCCAAATCAGTTGGTCTTAAAGTAGCCGCTTATCATTTCGTTTATCCGCTTCCTCCTTTAGACTCTCAACCTTTAAGAGATCCTTTAAAGCAAGCTCAATTGCATTTTAATGCTGCTCAAGGAGAATTGGCTTGTTGTGATTTAGAATGGCCCGCCACTCAAGATTGGTCCAAATGGGGTTGTTCGTCTCAACAAATTAACGATTGGGGATTATCCTATCTTCAAGAATATTCTCGTTTAGACGGTAGAAAAATGATTGTTTATTCATATCCATTTTTTGCACAAGCTGTCAAATTTTCTCCCGAATATGCCCAATATCCTCTCTGGATCGCTTCTTATCAAAAAAGTCCAACTATACCTAGCCCTTGGACAGATTTTGCCCTTTGGCAAAACTCTGGTGGAACTGATAGATTACCAGGAACGGGAGTTCCAGTGGATGGAGATTTAGCCAAAGATTTATCTCTATGGGGAACGACAGATATTACTGTAAACTCCAATGATCCTGTAGCTCAAAATTCTAAAAATCAACCCGCTCAATCATCTTCAAGCAAACCGGGAATATTAAATAATATTACTAACTGGTGGAAAAAGTTTTAATTCTTCACTGAAACTATTGACATTGCTCATGCATAGCATATATTATTTACATGAGCAAAATTATCATCCTCGACAACAAGTATTGTCATTTTATCACTGAAGATAAATACGCTGCCAATTTATTACGAAATCATTTATCATTTAAATTAGCCGGAGTAGAATACACCCAAGCTTATCAAAATGGCTGGAATGGCATTACTTATTTGATGGGTAAAAATAATAAATTCAGTTATGGTTTACTTCATAAAGCCGAGGCGTTTTTAAAATCTCATCAAATGTCATATACAGTGGAAGATCAAAGACTTCCAAAAGCTTTAATACCAGAATTAAATATTGAAGAAAATTTAAAAAAATGTAATTTAGTTCCTCGCGAGCATCAGATTAGAATAAAAAATGCTGCCTGCGCAACTGACAGAGGAATAATTAGAGCCGCAACTGGGGCAGGTAAGAGCCTTTGTACGGCTCTTATCACTGCCAACATCAACAAGCCAACCATTCTTTATGTGATTGGTCTAGATCTTCTGGACCAATTTTATAATTTATACACCAAAATTTTTAATGAACCAATTGGGTATATTGGGGACGGTATTTGCCGAATTGAAAGAATTAATATTGCTACCATTTGGACTATTGGTCGAGCTCTTAAAATGTCAGATAAAGATATTCTCGATGAAGATAGGATGGATGAAAAAGAGGTAGATGAGGGTAGCAAGGCTAAAATAATCAAATTATTACAAAATACTAAAGTTCATATTTTTGACGAAAGCCATATTATTGTCACTAATACGATTGCCGAAATTTATAAAAACATTAATCCAGAACATATGTACGGTTTAAGTGGAACTCCCTTTCGAGATGATAATTCTGATTTATTAGTTCATAGCTTTTTGGGAGAGCAAATAATTAATGTTTCTGCCTCTGAAATGATAGAAAAAGGAGTATTAGCCCCGCCTTTAATCAGATTTTATACAGTTCCTAAAAAAACGATAAATCCTGTATATATGTCTGCTTATAAAGAATATATTGTAGAAAATGAAGTGAGAAATACAATAATCGTAGATAAAACTCAAGAGTTAGTAGATAAAAAATATAAGACTTTAGTTTTATTTAAGCAAGTAAAACATGGAAATATTTTATTTGAGAAGATAAAAGAGCGAGGGATTAGATGCGATATGTTGTATGGGAATGATTCTCTGGAAAAAAGGAATGAAATAAAAGAGAAGTTGGTAAAGGGCGAGATTGATGTGATAATCGCGAGTGTAATTTTTGATATAGGTATTGACCTGCCTGCGCTGAGTGGGCTGGTGTTGGCGAGCGGAGGAGCTTCACTAACTAGGACTCTCCAGCGTATAGGCAGATCAATCAGATCCTATCCAGGAAAAAAGAACGCAGTTATCATAGAATTTTATGATCAGGTTAAATTCTTCAAAAAACATTCTTTAGCACGATATAAAGTTTATTGTTCAGAGCCTGGATTTAAAATATTTAAATCAAAAGAAATGTTATAATCATGATGCGTCAAAATATTAATAAACCGCATCACTGCTATAAAATTACCAATTTAGTAAATGGTAAATTATATATTGGAGTAACACATAAAGATATAGAAACAAGATTTTGGCAGCACGCTAAAATATCACATAGCAATAATAAAATTAAAACTTCAATTAATTATGCTATGATAAAATATGGTGTATTAAATTTTATCATAGAAAAATTAGAAACCTTTACGGATGGATATTCAGCATTTGAAGCAGAAAAAGAATATATTAAAAAATTTAACTCTAATGATTATAAATATGGGTATAATGAAACTAATGGTGGTGATAGCGGTCCAATTATATTTAAATATAGTACAGATTTAATTTCAAATATTTTAAATGATTATTGTGAAGGAATAAAAATAGAAGATATTTCCAAAAAATATAATTTATCTTATAATAAAACATTTGATATTACTAGATTACGATTTTCTGAATTATATAACATACCAAATGAATTAATAAATCGTCTCAAAGAAGCAAAACTTAATTCAAAAAAGAGAAAAAGAACAACTAAAACAGATATTATTAATATAATCAATGATTTTTTAAAAAATACTACTGCTTCAAAATTATCTGATAAGTACAAACTTTCGGTATTTACCATATGGAATATTTTACATCGGCAAACGTGGAAAAATATAACTCTAGATGAAGAATTAGAGAATAAATTAAAAGAAAAAATATCTAGCATATCTAGAAAAAATTTAACAAAAGCCGAAGCTCAAGAAATTTTAAATAGTTATTGTGCGGGAACTTCTATTAAAGAATTATCTAAGAAATTTTCTATTTCTAATAATATCATTAGGCTTATTTTAAAAAGAAATACTTTTAAAGATTTAATTATACCGATAGAAGAAGCTATCTATTATGAAAAAATAAAACAGGAATTTCATTATAAAACGATCAATAATTCAGAAGTTCCTGTTATTTTTACAGAGTATATAAATTGTCGTAGTATTATGCAAGTAGCACGAATTTTTAATGTATCAAGATATGTCATATATTCTATTTTAAGGAGAATACGTTATTCTTATGTAAGCATTGATTCAAATACTCTTCAAAAAGTTAATGAAATTCTAACATCAAAATGACTGTGAGTATAAATAAAATAGATCTAGGTGATCTACCAACAGTATCATTAGGATGTTTAGAAGATTATTTAAGAAAAATGAAAATATCGTATATTTGGTCATTTAGAGTTGACATGAATCATTTAATGATGGAAAAGTATGTCAATACGAAATGGAAGCAAAATATAAAAGAAGCTACATATTGTAAAATACCTATTGACAAAGATGATGTATACAGTGTAAAATTTATATTAATTATTCTTCCTTTTTCTGCCGAGGAAACTAAAGAATTATTTATTAAAATAAATAGGTTAAAAACATTATTATGAGAGCTTGTGACAATTTAATGAATTGGGATCTAAGAATAGGTGAAGTGGAAATATATGATAGAGAAAGTAATTATAAATATTTTCTAGTTGTTGGATATGTAGAGATAAATAAAGTTTATTGTCGACTTTATTATGAAAATAATGAATTAGTATTTGGAAGATATTTTAGTAGTTTGATTAATAAGTCATATAACCTTCGATATTTAAATTTATCACCAATAGTTTTTGAAGAAATAATAAAACAAATTAATCGTTTAGTTTCATTAGCAAGCATCATTTAATTTCATAAAATGAATCATAGATTTTGTATAAATTGGGTAGATTATACCAAAAATTCATTAGCTAGTGAACTTGCTTTTGAGTTTGTTAAAAATCACGATATAGATTATACTTGGACATTTAAGGTAACAATATCAGAAGATGATGTTATCCGTGAAATTAACTGCAGTAAATTATCACAAATTAATGATCTGGTTAATATAACAGTGTTAAAACTGCGGGGTATTAATATAATTCTTGCTCACCCAAGAGAAGAAATTTGTAATTTTATTACTAGA